GGCCGAGATGGAGAATTTCGGGCCGAACCCGGCGCTGATGGGGATGGCGGAGGGCGCGAAGAGCGGGCGAGCGATTGCGCTGCTGCAGCAAGCCGGGATCGCGGAGCTGGGCACCTACATCATCGAGTATAAGGATTGGAAGCTGCGGGTTTATCGCGGCGTGTTCTGCCTCTGCAAGAAGCACTGGACGATGGAGCGTTGGATCAGGGTGGTCGATCCCGAGGACGAGATGCAGATGCTGCAGATCAACGGGATGCGAACGGACCCGACCTACGGGACACCGCAGAGCGCCAACAGCATGGCCGCCATCGACGTTGACGTGATCATCGACGAGGGCTCGGACACCGTGAACCAGATGCAGGATGCGTTCGACACGCTGGGCGTTCTGGCCTCGCGCGGCGCAGAGGTGCCGCCGGGATTGCTGATCGAGCTGGCTCCGATCAATTCGCGCATCAAGAAAAAGTGGCTGAAGCAGATGGAGGAGGCGCAGGCTTCCGATCCGATGAAGGAGAAGGCCAAGGCGATTGCGCTGGAGAGCGAGGACGCCAAGGTGATGGAGACGAAGAGCAAGGCTATCAAGAACATGACCGATGCGATGCTGAACGTCTCGCAGGGTGCGATCTCGCCAGCCACGCTGCCCTACGAGCCGCACTTGCTTGGGCTGGCAGACTTGCTGGACACCGATGAGAGCAACAACCAAGGGGTGCCGGTGCCGGACGGCGGGATGAGAGGCCCGTCGCCCGGCGTCGGTGCGCCGTTGCAGCCGCCGCCACAACCCAACCCGGCGGAGCAGCTCGCCGGAGGACAATTCCCCGCCGCGCCACAAGGCCAACCACCGGGGCTGTAGATGGCTGGCGTCAAGCCGCTGCTTGAAACCGTCGGGGCGCTGCTGCCGAAGATCAAGGCGTGGCATGCGTCACCGCACGATTTCGACAAGTTCGATCTCAGCAAGATCGGCACCGGCCAAGGCGCGGCGAGCTACGGGCCGGGCATCTACGCGGCGGAAAGTCCGAAGGTCAGCGGCGTCGGCGGCGAGTATTGGAAGGAGTTCGCCGGGCATTTCACCGGCAGCGGTCCCGGCGTCGATCCGGTGATGTCGCATGCGGTGCAGTACCTTGAGCATCTCGGCGGCGACCGGAAGGCCGCTCTCGCGATGGTCAACGAGGCGATAGGCCGCTCGCACAATGCACCGCAGTTGCCACGGCTTCAGGAGGTTCGCGATCTGCTCGCCTCCGACAAGCAAGTCGGCCCCCGCGTCTACGAGCTGGGCATCAAGGCGAAGCCGGATGATTTCTTGCAGTGGGACGAGATGCTGGGATCGCAGCCGCACATCACCAAGAAGGTGCCGCAGCTGCTCGATGCCGCGAAGGAGGAGGCCTACAGCCGGGTGCTGTCGGCGACCAGCAAGGCGCGGCAGGATCAGCTCTACGACATGGTGAAGAACCCGGAATACGCGACCGGAGAGTTCGCATTCCGCAGCGGTGGCCCCGACAAGACGATGGACGCAATGCGAGACGCTGGCATCCCCGGCATCCGCTACGCCGACGCGGCGTCACGAACGCCGGTCGCAGCACAGTCGGCCTACGAGCATCTGGCGCGGCAGCGCGTCAACTTGCATGAAGCCGAGACGAAGGGCGCTCCGGCTTGGGAGGTCCAGCACTACCGCGACATGGTCGAGAAAGCTGACCGGCAGATACGCGACGAGGTGGCGCGATACCCTCGCACCTACAACTACGTCGTCAACAATCCCGACATCATCGAGATCATGCGGAAGCTGGCGATCCCCGGCATGGTCGGCGGTGCGGCGTCGGTCTATCAACCGCAGGGGAGCCAGTGATGGCGCGGCAGCAGGGGCAGCAGTGATGGCTGAGAGATATGAAACCGACGTGGCGTGGCCGCTGCCGCAGGAGCCGAGCGCAGCAGAGCGGGCGGCGTTCGCGCAGTCGCGCAAGTACCGCAACGTCGGGCCGGGCAACAACAAGCTGGAGGCGGTGGCGGATTTTCTGATCCCGAAGGAGCCGTGGGAATACGGCATGATGGCGCTGGGGCCGGGCGTCGGCCTCGCCGGACGGGCGCTGGCGCAGCTGCCGAAGGCGGTGCGGGTCGGGCTGGGCGCGGCAGGGATCACCGCGACGGCGAGCGAGGCGGAGGCGGCGAAGGTGCCGTCGTTCAAGCAGATGCAGAAGGTGCTGAAGGGATTTGGCATCGATGACGCGCAGCGCATCCTGAAGCCGGGCGTCTACAAGCGGCCAGATGAAATCGCGCGAGAGGCGTCGGAGAACGTCGCGCCCGAGCATCCGGCGATGAAGGAATTGTTCGGCGTGACGCGCGAGGACTTGTACGAGATCGGCGAACGCGGGACGCGCAAGGGCAACATCGAGCCGAGCTACAAGATGCCAGCGAAGGGGCCGCAGGGTTCCTACGTCTCCGACGCGCTGATGAACCCGCGCAACGCGCAGCGGCAGATCGATACGCTGACGGAGGCGCAGAAATATCCCGGCTTAGTTCACGGCATGCAGAGCTGGTACGTCATGGACCCGGCGTTCCAGCGGCTGGAGCAGCTGGTCGGTCGCGAGGAGGCGATCAAGCAGTACAACCAGTTCAACACGGTGGTGCCGATGTTTTCTCCGGCGTCTCCGGTGACGTCGGAGCTGAACCGTGGCACCGCAGCCCGGATGATGATCAATCGCGGCGAGTGGGATAAATTCTTGCAGCACGGCGGCACCGCCGTCGATAAGCGCGGCGCGGATTTCCCGCCGGAACTGCGCGACGTGATCCCGCATCCGTATCACTCGACGGCGCAGGGCGGCCCGGTCGGTCGATATCTGGAAACCGGCAAGGTCGAGATGAGCCAGCCGAAGGTGCCGCTGTACATGCAGGCCTCCGGCGTCCCGCAGACCGGCTTCCAGACCAAGCTGCCGGTGCCGGACGCGCACTGGGGCCGCTCGGTCGGCGTCGGCGACGTTCGCACCACCGCGAACCCCGGCGTCTCGCTGAAGGGGCCGGAGTACGGCGAGCTGGGTCCGTGGTATCGCGAGAACGTCGCCAAGCCGATGGGCATCGAGGCGGTCCCGGCGCAAGGCTTCCAGTGGGGCGTCTACGCGCCGCAGACCGGCGTCGATACGGCTATCGGCGCACCGAAGCTGGAGCTGCTGTCGCAGATGATCTGGGAACGCGCCAAGAAGCTGGGCCTCGATCCGGCGACGATGCGCGACAAGGTGCTGATGGGCCGTGAGCATGCGGCGTGGCTGCTCGGCATCCCGACGGCGGGCGGCGCGGCCTACGAGGCATACAAGCCGCAGGGCAGCGTGATACAGTCGCAGTAACCAAGGGGCGTCCCATGCAGAATTTCTCGACGATGGCGCAGCAGATGCAAAACATCGCAGCGCCCGGCAAGATGCCGATGGCGACGATGCAGGGTCGCGGCCCGATTGCGGCTCCAGCTGGACCGGGGATCGCGGCACCGGCTGCGCCGCAGGCACCGGGCGCGGGCGGTGATCAGATCATGCAGATGATCCAGATGATCGCGCAGCAGATCGAGGCGATGACAGGCGTTCCGGCGACACCTGAGCAAATTCAGGCGGCCCTTGCTCAAGTGATGCCCGGCGCGGGAGCTGGCGCTGGCGAAGGGCCTCCCGGCGTTGCCGCGCCAGCACCCGGCGGCGGGGCGCAGCCGATGGTGCCACCGCAACTGGGGATGCGACGATGAAAAGTTTTCTCGCGTTTCTACTATTCCTGTTCTCGACGTCCGCTCTCGCGCAGCCGTTCCCGTCCGTTGGCGTTCCAACATACTACGCATCCGGCATCGATTGGTCGGTGCCAGCGAACGCCACCGACGTGGCTTGCGTCGAGGGCGCAGCTGGCCGGGTGGTGAAGCTGAACGGCGCGTTCCTGTCCGGCACCGCGCTGACGGCTGCGACGATCAACGTCACGACGCTGCGGCGCATCTCGCTGAACGTCGGCGGCACCAGCAACGAGGCGGTGCCGACGTCCGGCAGTCCGACGCACCCTGCGGCGCTGGCGAAGCTAAAAATCTGGAGTGTCAGCCCGACCACGCTGGGCAACACCGACGTACCGCCGAAGGGATCGGTGTTCCGGCGGCTGCGCTGGGACATTGGCACCGCACTCAGCTCGCCGGACGGCAGCTTGGCGATGATCGCGGCGCAGGCGAACAATCCCTACACCTCGCAGCCCGAGATCAGATCAGCCACGCATGCGATCTGCCTTAGCTTCAGCGGCGCAGCGCCAGCGACACAGCTCAATCTCAACGTGGTCTGGACGGAGACTGCTGAATAAACGGCTCAAGGGAGGCGACCATGTCGATTGGACTGATCTTCTGGATCATCATGCTGATCTGGCTGCTGTTCGCTCTGGCTTGGAATTTCAACTGGGCCGGTGTCTCGCCGCACGGCCCGCTCGGCAACAGCCTGCTGCTGTTCGTGCTGTTCCTGCTGATCGGCTGGCGGGTGTTTGGGCCGCCGGTCCACGGCTAGCGAGGCGCTGAGTTCGTCCAGCAGCTCCGGCGTCGGAGCGCGAAGGCCGTAGTTGGTTTCCCGCCACCATTTCTGGCGCAGCGCCAGCGACAGCTTGAGCCATTCGCTGCGGGAAAAATACGGCCACTCGTCCCTCATCGCTTCAGCGCCCCATGCAGCGTCGGATCGACGTTGAATTTTTCCAGCTCACCAAGAATTTGGCGATATTTTAGCAGGGCCTCCATCCCGGCCCGGTATCTCTCTTTGGTGATGCTGCCATCACTCAGCATGTCCTCGCCATCAGTCTCGCAAGAGCGGATGTACTCGCGCAGCGCGTCGATCAACCGCACATGCACCTCCGGGTACGCGCGTGGCATTTCGTCCAGCAGCCGGTTGGCGTAGTCACCTAATCGCTTTGCGTTCTCGTCACCCATGCTAATCTCCTGCGGCGCGTCGGGATCGTTTGGGCATTCACTAGACCTCGTTCCCCTATGTACCGGGCGGCTCCGGCGCGCACGTCTGCGCTGTTAGCGGCTGCGCTCAAGTTCGTCGGCACATAGCCGAAGCGCTTTAGCTACGGCCACGGTTTGCTTCACAGTGAGACGGCTGGGGTTCATGTGATCCCGGTCGCCGTCCGTCTTTAGAATGTCCTCTGCCATCAACCGGAGGGCCTTAATGTCGTCGAGTGTCATGTGCAGCCCCTTCTGTGATGCTATCGCGCCAACCCCGGCCTCAAGATCGTGTCGCAGACAGCGTTGATCGCGACGTTGAAATCTGCCGGGTTGTCGTTGATGCCATCGATCCGTTTGATGGCATTCAGCAGCCGCTCGATCTCGGCCAGCAGCAGGCGCTTCTGGCAGTCGTCCACTCGGCAGTTCTCAATCATCGTCTGCGCTCCCTGAACGCGGAGACGGTGTCTTGGTGTCCAAGCGTAGCGTAGAAATCGGATATGAATTGCACCGCCTTGTTGACGCCGACGCCGCGATGGAATTTCCGCATCAGGGTGCCTTCTGGACACCGCCACGCCAGCCGCGACCCTTCCCAGATCAGATCGCCAAGTTTGTTGGCCCCGTGGAATAGCCGGTATGTAAATTTTCCCCTCATCGCCTGCACAGCCACCCCATGATCACGGCCTGCCATCTGCGGCGGTACGGGCCTCGCCAGCATACGGTGCCAGCATCGCTGAAATAGAGGAACCACCAACCGCGATGGGTCAGCATGATCTGCTTGATCACGTCTCGCTCTCCAGCCTGCTGATTTCCTTGCGGATCGCGATCCACGCCTCGCGCAGCTCGTCGTCGCGCCAGCCGTCCTCGTTCGCACACATGCCGCCATCGCGGAAATAGATCGCATCAGCGGCGATCTCCAGCACGGCGAGCCACGGCACCTTGTCCATTGGGCGGATGTTCATCGCCAGCCGTCCTGTCTCAACCATGTCCGCAGATCGCGCAACGAGATCACGCTGCCCCTGAGCCAGAACGTGTGCCGGTTGCAGCGTGGGTAGAAGCTGCAGGCGACCGGCCCGAGCTGGGCCGCGCCAGTGGCGGTGAACGATGGCTGGCGCTTCTGATCCTCACGCGCCGCAGCCTTCAGCGTGTCGATGACGAGGATGGTTTTCACTGCTGATGCTCCTTCTGCGGCGTCGGCCATGTCACGCCCAAATCCTTCTTCCACTCAAAGCAAGTGCAATCACCGCCATCAGTGATGATGACGCGATCCACGAACCCGAATACGGACGCAGGCCCGTGGATGAGGCGTCGGCAGGCGTTGAAGGCCCGCTCGACCTCGACGAAGCGCAGCTCCTCATGTTGGCCGCCGTCGCGATCCCACCACCAGACTGAGAACTCGTTGGTCATCGCAGCACCATGACGCCGACGATCACAGCCAGCGACCAGATCGGACACACGACGTAGCTGAACAGCTTCTGGTTACGGCTCCTGACCGGCTTTACGCGGGCAGCGCGGAGCATCTCCTGCTGCTTCAGCCATTCACATAATTCCAGAAACCCGAAAACGATCAGGAGGGCGATCCATGCCGCAATGAGGATTGCTTCACACATCACGGCAACCACTCGCAGTCGTCGAGCAGCACCTTGATGGTCTTGCCGGACTTATCCAGCTTGACGTGCGCGATCTTAACCTTGGCGTTGTATTTACCGTCGCCGCAGCCGCGAACGCCAAGTGTGGTGACGTTGCGCTTGCCATTGGTCGTCTTGACCAACACGCCGTAACGATCACCCCGCATCCAGCGGTCGGTGTAGACGGGAATTTGAACTCGGACGGTCATGGCCTTGGCCCTTTGTGTTGACGGGATCGATGCCGGGTTCTCCCATATCCAATGGAAGCCGTCAACCATTTAATATGGGCGCACAGAATACACCCCCGCCACTTTCCTCCAGCGATACCCCACCAGAGAGGCATCGCATCCCGATTGGGAGCAGGAATTTTCTCCTGCCGGAGTACTCGCTCGTCCTCGCTGGATCAGCCGTCCGAAAGTGGCCAACGGGCCGGGCCAATACCCGGCGTTCCCCACGGCTCAGGGCAGCGCGATCTCGACCAGCTTCTATGGACCGGGAGCCACCGAGCAGACGTCCAACAGCTTGGCCGTTATCGACCGCGACCGTTCGTGGCTGGCTGGGGTTGATGTCTGGGGCCGGGATTGCTAGTTTTGGCCCGACGTCCTTACCTTCGCCGCACGATGGTAACGGATTAGAGGGGCTGATTGGCGCAAACCGATCAGCCCCTTGCATTTGAGCCTACGCCTCGTTGCCCAGCTCTGGCAAGCGGGAACCATACTAGATGGTTGTGGGTTTGCCGGGTGGCTAGGCGGCTCTAATCACCCCTTGGGCGGCTTCAGCTAAGTCGTGGCCGGGCAGCGCGAATTGTCCGGCCACGCACAATTTTGGTATCGGTAGACGATACAAAGGTTTAGCCGGGGTTGAAGAACCGGCCATATTGTTGGGCGGCTGCGCTGCAGTAGGCGGTATGCGCTTCCTCCGCTGTGGAAAAGTATCCGAGGTGGACCCTCCTACGATTTACCGTCAGTCGAGCCGCCCATCGTTTGGTGTGGGTGTGCCAAGTAACGCCTTTAAACCCTGACGTATTGGTTGCGGGGCGCTTGGTATTGCATTTGTTTTCAGCGCGAGACGCCTCGCGCAGATTGGTCAGACGATTGTCTGATTTGATGCCGTTGACATGATCAAGCTGGTCAACCGGCCACCGACCGTGAACATGCAACCAAGCAACGCGGTGGGCGAGTAGCTCACGCTGATCGATCTTCATGCCGGTGTAGCCGTCGCGCCTGCGGTATCCAGCCAGCGATCCGACGCGAGCGGCGCTGGCCCGGTCAATCTTCCATAAAAATACCCCGGTGACGGGATTGTAATCGAGTAGTTCGCGCAGCCGATCTGCGGTAAGCATGTGGCGTTCTCCTAGTTAAAGTCGGCGCGGGGTGGTCAGACCCCGCGCCGTTTATTCTACGCTGCTATTTTAATCCCGCGAAGTTCCGCCATTGCATTGGCAAGAACGAACAACGCCTTATTGAGATTGACGTTGCTGTCCACGCCCTTGATGGGCCTCGTCGTTGAGCGACGGACGATGCCGTTGTCGTTGGTGCGACGACCAGAGAGGCCACCTTTCAAGGCATTCTCTTGGACCCTGTTAAACGTAGTCCAGAGGTCGTTGCTACGGTCCTCCCACCTTCTGGGCTGCAGCAGCTGCACCGGCTCGATGGCCGACACCGGGGCCTCGCCCTCGATCTGCTCACCGAAGCGGATTTGGTGAGCGGCGTTGGCGAAGATCATCTGCTCCTCGCCGCCGAGCTGCAGCGACGACCACGCCTCCGGGGCAGCGAGTGCCTTGCGGCTCTCGTCGATCACCGAGAACGTTCCCTCGATCACCTTGCCGGAGACGTCGCCAGTGTGGCGCACCTTGCAGCTGGAGAGCTGCGAGACTAGCGACACCATGCTGTTGAGGCAGGCGATGCGGAACAGCGCCGCCATCAGATCGTATGCGCCGCTGCCGTCGTTGGCGTTCTTCAGCAGCATCTCCGGCACGACGTCGCCGGACTTGAAGCTGCGCGTCTCGTCGAGCTGACGGATGCGGAGCAGATGCTTGGTGAACAGCTTGCGATCCGCCATGCGGGCGACGGACTGCGAGGCACCAACCACCGAGAAGCCTTCCTTCGCCAAACCGCGCACGACCTCGATGGTCGGGATCGGCTTGAAGCGTTCCGAGCGCGAAGCATGCGCCGTCACAGCAAACACCGACGGTGCTACTGCGCGGATTTCATCTTCGGTCATTGGACGGGCGGTGCCATCGAAGCGAGCGGTGTTTGTGTAGACGGTCATCTTAGTTCTCCTTGGTTTGCCGCAGCGGCTGCTGCGGTGGAATTGTTTTCCCATATTAAATGGATGCCGTCAAGCGTATCCGGCGGCGCGTCGGATAAAAATGCCGTTCAAATCCGAAAGCCAAAATCTGAACAAAATCAACGATTTATGTGCCTTGCGGATTATTTGATGGAGACGTGCTACAAATTTCGCAAGACCCACCCGTGCAAAGGAGCCGAGCCGTGTCTGAACCGAAAGCGGAAGCCGCCCCGCAGTACACCATCGAGTTCAATCAGGAAGAGATCGACAAGCTGACCAAGATCGCGGCGGCGCTGAAGGCTGCAGCCGGTCAGAACCCTGAATGGAACGCGCTGGCGGATTGGCTGTCCGGCGTCATCGTCGAGGACGAAACCGACCAGAGCGAACCCGGCAAGCCGAAGCGGAAGAAAAAGAAATGACGGAATTTCATCCGCACAAGGTCGAGGCTGACGGCCCGACGCAAACCCGCGCGACCGTCAGCTTCAAAAACTGGGGCGGCGAACACGGTCTGGTGATCCGCAAGGAGAAGCTGGAGCAGGACGCCAAGAACTTTCGGCACATCGCCAAGCTGCTCGGCGCGTCGGCTGATCAGGAACATCAGACGCATTCGCAGATGCTGATGACGATGGCCGACCAGTTCACCAACGCGAGCTGCGGCTACGACGCGACGGCGGAGGCGAAGCCTTACGACGAGAAACCCAAAGAGGAGACGACATGCCAGCCGGGAGCATCGGAGCGCAGCGCGTAAGGGAGGATTTCAACCCCAGCAAGGACGATCTCGTCACCAAGCTGAAGCGGTACACCGCAGACCTGATCGACATCTGCAACGCCGAGAACGACAAGCACGACGACCCTGAGAAGGGGCGGCTGTACTCGCTGGCGATGACGCACTACGAGAACGCCGCGATGTGGGCGGTGAAGGCCGCGACCACGCAGAAATAACGAGGGGTGATTGATGGCTGAAACAACCGAGACGCCGGACGTCGGCGTCAGCGACAGCGAGCTATTCTCCAACGCCACCGCGCCGGAGCCGAAGCCGGACACCGCGCCGCCGCCTCACCCGGAGGTCGAGGGCCGCGACATTCATGGCCGCTTCCGCAGGGCGGAGGATCAGGCCCCGAAGCCGCCCAGCGAACCACCGGCACCACCACCGCCAGCTCCTCCCGGCCAGCCTACTCCGCAGCCGCCACCCGGAACGCCAACGCCGCCTGCACAACCCCCGCAAGACGACGCCAACGTACCGTCGTGGCGGTTGCGCGAGGAGCGCGAGCAGCGCGAGGCGATGGCGCGTCAGCTGCAGGAGCGCGATCTCATGCTGCGCGACATGCAGCGCCGCATGGAGCAGTACGAGAAGCCGCAGGCCCCGGCAGAGCTGCCCGACCCGCTGATCGACCCGCAGGGCTACCGCGCCGCGCTGGAGGGCAAGTTCACCAGCGACCTCAAGACCATCCAGCTCGAAAACAATCTGCAGCTGAACCGGCTGCAGCACGGCGAGGTGTTCGACCACGCCTATCAGGCGTTCATGCAGGCGGCGCAGGGCGACCCCGGCTTCGCGCGGCTGATCGTCAACTCGCCCAATCCCGGCTCGGCGATGGTGAATTGGTATCGCCGCGCCGTGACGCTGGCGAAGGTCGGCGACGATCCCGACAAGTACGTCGAGCAGGAGATCGCGCGGCGTCTGGCCGATCCGCAATTCCTGTCCCGCGCGGTGGAGGCGGCAAAGAATTACGCCGCCGGTCAGCCGCCGCCGCAACCGAATGGTGCCGCGCCGCCACGGCAGAACAACGTCACGCAGATACCGCCGTCGCTGTCGCGCGTCCCGTCCGGCTCGCCGACCGAGACGTCGATGGTGGCGATGGGCCTCGACGACGAGACGCTGTTCAAGGAAAGCCTTCCGCCCAGCCGCAGACGCGGCTAGAGTAGCCACTCGCCAGCCGGGAGCGACATCCCGGCCACGCCCTGCTCGTCGAGCGACATCGACGGCCTCGCTGACGGACCCGCGACAGAGGTCTGAAACCGAAGCCCGTATCGCATCAACAGATGCCGCGCATCCGCGTCGGCATCGCAGCAGGAGGCCGACATGGCCGTTACCTCCATTCAGGCTAACAATAAGCTGATCCAATACGTCAAGGACGTGAACCGCGAATACGTTCGCGAGAATGCGTTCTCGCCGTACATGGGAGAGGCATCCAACTCGATCATCCGCTTGCGGATGGAAACCAAGAAGGGCGGCGAGCAGATCAACATTCCGTTGCTCGCGCGTCTGGTCGGCGCAGGCGTCTCGACCGGCACGTTGGCCGGAGCCGAAGAGGCGCTCGACGACTACGGCTATCGCGTCTGGGTGGATTTTGCGCGTAACGCCGTTCGCACCAACAAGTACCAGAACCAGATCGACAGCGCCGACATCTTCGGCGAGGCGAAGCCGTCGTTGTCGGATTGGGGCAAGGAGCTGCAGCGCAACGAGATCATCGCCGCGTTGATGGCGCTGCCGAGCGAAGCCGCGCCTGCCGGTCTTGCGTCTGCTGCCGGTCAGCGCGTCAACGGCATCTTGTTTCAGTCGTCCACCGCCGGTCAGCGCAACACGTTCAACGCCGACAACGCCGACCGTGTGGTGTTCGGTGCCACCACCGCAAACTACAGCGCCACCTTCCTCACCGCCTTGGACACCATCGACGCCACCGCCGACAAGTTCAACGGCGCGGCGGTGTCGCTGCTCAAGTTCCAAGCGAAACACGCCAACCCGCGCATCCGGCCCTACATGCTGGAGAACGGGCGCGAGTATTTCGTCTGCTTCGCTGGCGGCCTGCCGTTCCGCGATCTCAAGGTCGATCTGAAACAGGTGAACGCCGACGCGCGTGAGCGCAACGTGGACACCAATCCGATCTTCCAAGATGGCGACCTGATGTACGACGGCGTCATCATCCGCGAGATACCGGA